TGCTTTGGTTGCAAACCTATACAGCCACGGGCTACCTGTCAAAAAGGTGGGTCAAGGTATGGCTGTACTTTCCAACCCATCTAAAACGACTGAGCAGCTTATTCTCAAGAAAGCCATAAAGCACGATGGCAATCCATTTGTTGGGTGGCAGCTTGGAAACTGCGAGGTTTATACCGATGTCAACGGCAATGTAAAGGTGCGTAAGAATGAGGCAGACCCATCTGCCAAAGTTGATGGTATTATTTCTATGATTATGGCGCTACACTGCCACCTAGATAATGTTTTCGTTACGGAATCATTTGGCTTTAGGTCTTTAGATTGGTAGAATGTGCGTAAATAGGAGAAAATCATGGGACTTTTGGATGTTTTTAGCAGTAAAAAAGTAACAAATAATGAGAGCAACTCGTTGTTTGGTCAGACTGCATTGGGCAACAATATTGTTTACCAAAGTAATAAACAGCAGCCAAATGTAAATACCCAGATACTCTATGTCACGACAGCTAGCACTACCAATGCTGGTCGCCCTGTTGACATGTCCATGCTTACACGCAACAGCACAGTGATGTCCTGTATTGCAATTAAGGCTAGGGCGCTTGCACAGTTACCAATTAACATTTGCTCAGAAACCGAAGATGGCGAATATGTAAATGCCATCAAAGATAAGTCGGTCGGCACACGGGATAAGACGAAAGCCAAGCAAGTTGCCAAGCTTTTGAATAATCCTAATAATTTCCAGAGCAAATATGAGTTCTGGTATCAGTGGCTCATGTGGTATGAGCTTGCTGGTGAAGCATTTACTCTGTGGTGGAGAAAAGACCAAGAGTCTGCAACTGAGACTCCTTTGGAAATGTATATTATGGACAGTACGTTGATTGCTGTAACAATCAATCCTGCTCGTTATCCATCCTACCGATTGAGTACACCAGCTTATGGCTTTAGCCGTGACCAGCCACTCAAAGCGCATCAAATCATGCACTGCAAAGAGATGGCATGGCAAGGTTCTGCTGGTTTTAACAAAGGTATCTTGGCGGCTGAGTTGGTGGCCTTGGACCAAGACATTGACCTGTACGCAAACTATGTAATGCAGAACGGTGCAAAGCCATCTGGCATGTTTACAACCGATGCTGTTGTGCCTGATGCCAAATACAAAGAGATTGCAGCCCGTTTGAAAGAGGCTTGGAGCAATATGACTGGCTCACGCCAGTCTGACCCATCTAAGCCCGGTCAAGGCATGTTGTTGGACCAAGGCATGAAGTACACGCCACTGGAAATGCTCAACTTGCAAGATGCAGATGCGGCTAATCTGAAGATGCAGACCATGCGTAGGATTTGCGGCTTGTTTGGTGTGCCTCCACAAATGATTGGCATTATTGACGGTAAGTTTAATAACAGCCAAACCCAAATGGATGAGTTCTATAAAGGAACTATGTATCCGATGCTGGTTAATATCCAAGAGAAACTGAAGCAGCATTTGTTTACTGGTTATCCATCACTTTGCGTTGAGTTTGATACTAGCGACTTCTTAAAGGGCGCACCATTAGACCAAATGAACTTTGCTACAGCCGGAGTTACTAATGGAATAATGACTCCCAATGAAGCCCGTGAATATATGGGTATGCCAAATGTTGAAGGTGGCGATGAATTAGTGCAGCCTAACAAACCCGCTGAACAGATTCCCGGCAGTTCTGCACAGGACACTGGTGGCGGTGGTGGTTCACAAAAGAAGAAAATGAATATAGGAAAGACTTGAAAAATAATGCCTACTGATTCAAAATATCTGGTAGCATTAGCGAAACAGGTTCGTAAACCTGTAATACAGTTGCCTGTACTTTTAGGGCAACCCCCTAAAATACAAGATAACAACCAATCTATGGCTTTAGGGGCTATTAATGAAGCAAATGAATCTAATCTGCGAAGCGAGATTAAACCTCACGGAAAAAGCCGCAAACGGCGAACCTACAGGCAAGATTGAAGCCCGCATTACTTCTTGGGGTCCACGCGAAGGTGCGGATGGTCGCCGTTTTAACTACCAGCCAGAAGGCTTTATGGATTGGGCAGAACAATTTGCCTCCTCCGGTAGACCACTCCCAATGTTCCTAAACCACAATGCAGAGTCTATGCCTGTTGGCGAATGGACAAGCATTGAGATGGATGACGAAGGCATGAGCGCAAGTGGTCGCTTGTTCCTGAACACCAGTGTTGGTTCAGACCTGTATCAAGTTATGTGCGAATCACCAAATATGTTTGGTGGTGTTTCTGTTGGTGCTTATGCTGATGAATATCAGATGGTAAATGCTGATGGCGAACCCGATCAATCTGAAGAAGCTTACTTCCAAATCACTAAAGGTGGTTTGCGCGAGACTAGCGTTGTGATGTACCCAAATAATCCTAAAGCAGAAGTTAAGAAGCTGGAATATTTCCGTGCTGATGGCTCTGCTGATTTAAAAGTTTTGGAAGAAGCCTTGCGGGATGCAGGACTGTCCAAGAGCGATGCGGTCGCTGCCGCATCAACATTCAAGAAAGTGCTGGAGCAGCGTGATGCTGAAACTGCGGCTATTGAAAATGCGCCACAGCAGAGTGATTCTGGTGCGGAAGCGACCGAAGCAGAAATTCTCGCGGCTCTTGAGCAACGTGAACTTCTTAAACTCCTCGACAAACGACTTAAAGGTTAATCATGTCACAAGTTATTCTAGAAAAATTGGACGCTATTGAAGCTAAACAAGCTGAGAGCGTTGCGGCTGTAGAAGCCAAAATCCCCGCTGCTGTTGAAGCTGTTAAAGCTGAATTCAGCGAAATGGTTGCTGCTTTGGAAGCCAAAGTGTCTTCTATTGAAGCTCCTTCCATTATTCGCGCACCTGCTAAAACTATTCGCAGTGATGTCAACCGTTCTGTTAAAGAGCAATTGGTTTCTTTCTACAAAGGCAACGGTCGCGTAGAAAAAGAACTGCAAATCTTTGCTGACGAATCACAGATGCAAGCCTACTTGTCTGAAGCTTCTGCTTTGACTGCTGGTGGTGATGGCAAAGGTGGTCGCACAGCTTATGACCCAGTGTTTGCTGCACTGCGTTTGGCTAACCCATTGCGCGGTGTTTCACGCACTGTTGCTACTGATGGTTCTTCTTTTCAGTTTCGCGTAAAAACAGGCAACGCTGGCGCTGCTTGGGGTTATGCAATTCAAAACAACGGTGCGACTACAACTGAAGACACAACAATCTGGCAAATCGTTTTGCAAGACTTGAATGTCCAGTTCCCGATTCGTACTGCTGCATTGGATGACATCGATGGTTTGGAAGCCAATGTCGTTGATGACATGCTTGCCGAATTCGCACAATCAGAAGCTTTGTCAATGATGCAAAACAACGACCAAGCTGCACAATCAGGCACTAACCCCTACGGCGGCACAAACGGCTTGCGTGGTTTAGACCAATATGCAGGTTCTAATGCTACTTATGCTGGCGGCACTTGCTCAACAGCGGCTTTTGGTTCTACTGGTACTGGCTCTTCAAGTGGTTTGCATAGCCTTGCTACTTATGACCAAATTACCACTAACGCAGCAACCGTTGGCGCTAATAACATCACCTATACCGATGTAGTTAATTTCATTTACCAATTGCCACAACAATACTGGACTTCAAACGCTAAGTTTGTAATTAGCCCAATCTTGTTAAATGCAATTCGTGCATTGAAAGACAACAACGGCGCACCTATCTTCAATCGTAACGAAGGTTTGTCTGTCGAAGGTATTGTTGGTCAACTGATGGGCTTTGATGTTATTGTGAATAAGTATTGCGATACACCTTCACAAACAACAGCAGGTTCTGCCGGTACAAACAGCTTGTACCCAATGTACTTTGCTGACTGGTCACGCTTCCACACAATCGTGGACCGCTTGAACATGGTTATGCGTAGATACGACCAGACATTGCCCGGTTACATCACCTTCTTCGGTGAGAAGCGTTTGGCAACTTCTGTTCGTGACCCTAATGCTGGTGTGCGTTACCGCTCTACTGGCACAGCTACCTGATAGTCAGGCAAACATGGTGGGGGCTTATGCCCCCGCTTTGTAGAATAATATTTTAGGAACTGTTATGACCATTACCGAACGCATCCTATCTGGAATTAAGCAAACTTTAGAAACTGGCGATAAAGTCACAATTGATTTACGCGAGGCATCTGCTATCACTGGTTCAGGATTGAATGTCGGTGGTCGCACTTACTTTGATGATGCATTCGCTACTTTGCGTTATGCAAATCCTTTCCGTCTTGTGGCGCGAAACATCAAAGTACCCGGAAATTCCGCTGTTCAGTTTGTTGCCAAAACTGGTAACGCCGCTAACAGCACAAACCCTTGGGGTTACACAGTTAACCCAAACAGTGGCTCACCAAATATTGATACATCTATTTGGCAATTGCCTACTCGTGTCATTTCTGCACAAATGCCAATTCGTTCTGCTGTTCTTTCCGATGTCAATGGATTGAACTCTGAATTAGTAGAAGATTTGATGATGGAATTCGCACAGTTGGAAGGCGCTTCTGCTGGTCTAAATAATGACCAAGCTGGCTCTACAACCACATCAACTGGTGGCACTGATGGTCTGCGTGGCTTGAATAGCTACCCCGGTGCTGCTGGCGCTGCTGCTGCATTTGGTACAAGCGGTACAGCAATCACAAACGGTCGCCATACGATTGCTACTGTTGGTTACAACAATGCAACTGGCTTGGACATGGAAACATTGGTGGATATGGCAAATGTTTTGCCTAGCCAATATTGGAGTATGCCCGGCACTGCTTGGATGATGCACCCATCTGCCATCAAAAAATTGCGTGAATATGCACATCAAAACGGTGCTTATAGTTTTGTTGAAATTGGTTCTGCTGAAGCTGGTTCACTGTTGCATGTATTTGGTTTCCCTGTTATTCCAAATCCTTATTTGGATACGCATGGAACTATTGGCGCTAAATCCATTTACCTTGCCAACTGGAATCGTTTTATGACTATTGCTGATGTGGAAGAAATGACCATTCAAGCAATGGAACAAACTCAGCCCGGCTTTATTACCATGTATGCGGAAAAGCGCATGGTCAGCACTGTCCGTGATGTATTTGCTGGTGTTCGCGCAATCGAGACTTAATAAATGAGCGCAGTTAACTATCAATACGGTTCGCCTTATTCGGCGCAAACACGCAATCCGTTTAACTATGTAAAGTTTGAGCAGATTGACCGCGATAGTTCTACACCTTGGCTGACATTAGAAGAAATTACCCAGCAATTAAATTTGGTGGATGATGAAAGCCAAGACACCTATTTGACGGGCTTAGAACTGGCTACAAGGCAAGCAATTGAGGACTTTCTAGGGCTGAGTATCTTTTCTGTGTCTTATCGCGTCTGGTACGGCACAGAAAGCCTTGCCGCATCTCCTGTTTGCTTTGACTTACCTGAAGTTAGCCAAAACTTTTATCCAAATCAAGCTGCGGTAATTGTTAATTCTGTTGGTTATTGGAATGACAGCTTTCCACCTGTTTTTACAACAGTAATAAGCACAAATTATTTTTACGATAATTCGGGCAACAAAGTTATTGTTAACAGTCTGCCAACAGAAATTAACACGGTAATGACGGCGCCGATTGTGATTGATTACTCAACTGTGTCTAATCCAATTTCTGCCTATCCTGTTATTAAACAGGCTGGACTTTTATTGTTGACGCATTTGTACAACAATCGCAGTGATACAACCGAAACCAAGCTAAAAACCATTCCTTTTGGTGTTCAAGCTCTTTTGCGTCCATACAAACCATTGGTGATGTAAATGGCAATTGCACGGTTTGAAAAAATCACAATCAATAATCTGACTTTTGGTAGTTCAGATTTTGGTGAGCAATCAACCACTCAAACTAAATGGTTTGATACTCGCGCTCGTGTTCAATCCGTTACAAACAGCTTAAAGATTGCTGACAAATATCGTTTGTATCAAGATTTGGTAAATTTCACTTTAAACTACACACCAAATACTCGGACAATGGTTAACAGCCAAAATCTGTATTCAATTACATGGCGTGGTAATGATTGGCGAATTGACAATATCCGCGAATCAGATGACCGCATGAATGTAATGATTTTGTGCTACCGTACTGACCCTGTAACGGCTGTATAAATGACAACACAACAAAATCCCGTCCAATACGCCAAAGCGATTCAATATCAGCTTGCCAGTATTGTTACGCCTGTGCCTGTCTATGCTGCGTTCAATCGTAACTTTGCGACACAGCCTAAATTTATTACATGGATGCTCAGAAATGTTCACCAACCCGTATATACAGGCTCTTACCAATCGGTTAAAGGTATTGACCGACCGACTTTCCAAATTTCTATTTTCACGCAACAAATAGAAGATGGCTTTACAATTTCCAACCAAATCTTACAATCTCTTCATGGATTTAGCGGATTATTTGGCGGAGTAACAAATGGCTTTCAGGTTTCTAAAGCTGATGTTTTCTGGCTGTATAACTCGTACAATAACGATGAAAAGCTTGCCCAGATTTTTTTGGATTGCACTCTAGACATCCCAACATAAGATACGATTAATTCAACTCTTTTAAAGGAAACTTAAAATGGCTTTACCAACCAAAATTTTGCCCGGCTTTAGTGCAACACTATATGCACAGCCTAGCGCCACTCCAACACCTTTGACAATTGCAAACTTGTCGACTTATGCCAGCGTTTCTGCTTTGGCAATTTCTGGCAATTTAGTTCCAGTGGAAGCAATCCCTGCTTTTGGTCAAGATGATGCAGTTGCATCTTTCTCTGTTGCTGGCTCACGCCAATCGGACAAGATTCCTGTGCAATCTGCTCCTACCAGCATGACCATCACAGCAGCTTGGAATCCTTCAGACACCGTTCTGTTGTTGCTCCGTGCTGATGCTTATAACGGCACTATTGACCGCACTTTCGTTATTTCTGCCACTGATGGCACTGGTATCGTTAACTATGCGTTTAATGGTCGCGTTAGTCAGTGGACTATTGATTCAGCCCCCGGTGCTGAAGCCAAGGCTACATTTACTATCCATCCCCGCGGCAATCAATACGGCTGGTCTGCCAGCACCTAATCATGTCCCTTAAAGACGCGATTACTTTATTGACTAGCACTTACCTGCCTCTTGACCTTGCGGTCAGGGGCATGGAGTTAGATGCAAAAGAAGTGGCTGATGCTTTGGCAAAAGCTACTCCTGACACAGAAGAAGCTACAGTCCTAGCTTTTTTGGCTGAATGCTTTCCATATAAGCCAACCAAAACCGTTATTAAACCAACAGAATAAAACATGACTACAACAATACAAGATACAAATGACCTTTTGAGTTTCCTAGTAACCCAATCCGAATCTAGCAAGAATTGGTTTGGGTTTACTCAGCAACGTATTACGTCAATTAATTTGGCGCATGAAATTGCTAAAAGACATGCAGATAAAATGACTCCATCAGAGGCGGTGCAATATGCCATTGATGTTAATGAAGCCATTTACCACAAGATAGTTAAAGTTAGATAAGGAAAAGACATGACACGACTCTCAAGCGCCTTTGGCGACCATTACCAATCACAAGCATTGCGTACAAAAACTTTTGAACTGGGTGGACACACATTTAAAGTTCGTGTTCCTCTAACAAGAGAAATGGAATTAATCCAAGAGCGCATTGAAAAGATTAATGAATCTGACTACCAAACCAGATTTGAAAAAATGACAACATCATTCAAGGATAGCACTGCACTTGAAGGTATTGTTGTTACAGATGATGATGTGATTATTGAAGGCCGGTCCACACGGGAACTGGTTAAGTCCATCATGCAAATGGAAAACCGCACGGTTGAATACATTAAATTAATTGTTCCTGAGAATGGCAATCTTGACGACATTACTTACAAAGAAATTGATGAAGAGTGGCCCTTCCAAGTTCAATTAGAAATTCTGAACAAGATTTTAGAAGCCATTCAGCCCGGATATAAGGATTCCAGAAAAAACTAATTCAGGACATTCGCTTCCAAGCCAGAGCGTATATTTATGCTCACGGTGGATGTCCTGACGAAGTTCCTACGGATGACATGCGAAATATAGAGGTTATGCTGTCTGATGGCATGCTTGGGAATAAAGCTATTTTATTGGCTTTAAGCGCCTTGACTACAGGCAACTTAAACTCGAAAATAGCTAAGACAGCACAGCCTTTTAAAATGAAAGATGTTTTGCCGTCAACGCATGAGTATATTGTCCCGCCATTGAGCGAAGAAGACAAGAAAGCAGAAGCTAATAAACGATTCATGGCTTTCTTGAAAACTAGACCGGGTGCGGAGGACTTTTTGAAAGACTGAAATGGCCTATGTCCCACAAAAGCTAACCTTTGAATTAGAAGGGTTTGCAGAATTTGAGCAACAGTTAAAAGAAATAGCTCAAGGCTTTCGTGGTGATTTAGTAGCGCGAAATACACTTGTACCATCTGCCAAAATTGCAATGGAGTCTGTTTATCACTCCGCAATATCTAGAGCGCCTGTAGGTGACAAACCTAGAGATGACAAAAACCCTTTTCACATGCGAGACACCATTCGCTTGGACGCTCGTATTCCTAACGAAAGGGATAAACGAAGCGAATATGTTAATGAAACCGATGCGGCTATTGCGGTGGTTTCTGTCAAGAAAAGTGCCGTTTCACTAGCTCAAGAATTTGGCACTTCTAAAATTTCAGGTAAACCTTTTTTGCGTATAGCTTTAGAGCAAAATGGTGGAGAGGTATTAACTGTTTTAAAATCTCAATTAGCTTCACGCATACCAGATTACGCAGCAAAGCTGGCTAGAAAGAGGAAATAATGGCTTCACAAAATATTGCTCGATTGGGTGTTGTACTTGGGCTAGACACTGCTGAATTTACTGCTTCTATTGACAAAGCTATTTCAGAAAATGCCAAGCTGAAAAATGCTATTCGCAGAGATACTAATGCTGCTGCTGGCGAGCTTATTAATCTGAAAAATGCCACAGATGACTACGGTAAAACACTTACCAAAGTTCAAATGATGGAGCGTGAAACAACTTCTGGTCGCTTTATGAATGCGACTAAGGAGATGAAGGCCCAGTTGCTTGAAAAAGCCAAAGCATATGATGCTGTAGCCAATGCAGCAAAAAATGCTACTGCTGCTGAATTCAAAATGAATGCACAGCAGAAGATGGGTTTGACATATCAGACCACCGACCTTATTACTTCCCTTGCTGCTGGACAGAATCCATTTATTGTATTGTTACAACAGGGTGGTCAGTTGAAAGACCAGATGGGTGGTCTTGGCAATATGTTCAAAGCCATTAGCACTTTACTTACACCAATGCGATTGGCTATTGGTGGCGTTACTGCCGCATTTGGTACGCTTGCTTATGCAGCCTATGCTGGCAAAGCAGAGTTTGATAAATTAAAAGACACATTTGCTTTGACTGGCAATTTTGCTGGAATAACTACTGAAAAGTTTTATGCATTGTCTACCGAATTAAGTGGTAGAACTAATGCTTCTATTGGTGCAACAAAAGATGCTTTGAATGCTGTTGTTGCTTCAGGAAAATTTACTGCTACATCAATTAGTTCTGTTACTCAAGCAATTATTTCATATTCACAAATTGCAGGAGTAGATGCCAAAACTGCTGCCGATAAATTAATGAGTGGATTAGATGGTACGGCATCTGGAGCTAAAGCTTTAAATAAGGAAATGAATTTTCTTACTTTGGAGCAATACAAACAAATTGAAGCACTTGAAAAGGCTGGGAAATTACAAGAGGCTGCAAAGGTCGCTTCTATTGCTTTGAATACTCAGTTGGCTGCACAACGCAGAGAGCTTGGTTATCTTGATAAAGCTTGGGAAACTACAACCAATGCACTAAGTAAATTCTGGAACTTGCTAAAAGAAATTGGCAAACCAGAAACAACAGACCAAGTTATTGCTCAACTTGATAGACAAATTAAAGCGGTACAAGAAGCTGTTGGGAAAAGTACTGGTGATAGTCCATTTGAAAAAGAGCAAAGAAAGCAGCTTCAATTATTAAAAGATCAAAGAGAAGCAATTCTTGAAGCAGAGCGTTTGAAGGCTCGTTCAATAGCCGCTAAAGATGTTGGTGATTCAAAGCAAAAAATTGAAGATAGAGCTACTGCTGGTGGCATTGATAAAGAAAAACAAATTATTGCAGCTACTGAAAAAGCCAAAGCCAGTATCAAATATACGCAAGCTCTTGCAAGTGCCAATGAAATACAAAAAATAGAATTAGAAGCCACAAAACAAATTGAAGAAAAAAGAGCAGAATTTAAAGCTAAAAGTGATGCAGAAAAAAGAGCATTTGGTGGTCTTCTTGCAAAACAACTTGCTGCTGAAGAACTTGATATTGAAGTAAAGAAAAACGAAAAGATTCGTTTAGTTCGTCAAAGACAAATGGTATACACGCACCAATTTGAAATGGAGCAAAAAAAATTATTTGATGATGAGATGACCGCAGAAAGGCTTTTGCAAGACAGTATCAAACAACAAATTCGGGATAAAACAAAATCTTTGGAAATGGATAAAGAAGATTTGATGCTTAAAAACCGAATGATTTATGCATCTGAGAAAGAAATTCAATTAGCTCAACTTTCATTAAAGTATCAAAGAGAAAAAGAAAAACCATTTGCAGATATTAATGCTCTTGAGCAACAAGAGAAAATTGAAAAATTTAATATTGAACTTCAAGATTCAATGAAAAAATCTCAGCAAGTATTTGATAGCGTATGGAGCAATATGTCTTCTGCTATTGATAACTTTGTCCGAACCGGCAAACTGTCTATGAAAGACTTTGCTCGTAGTGTTATTCAAGACTTGATTGCTATCGAAATGAAGGCAATGGCGTTATCATTTTTAAGAATGATGTTTGCTCCCACAATGGGTCCATCAATATATGGCGGTGGTCCATTGCCATCTAGCTTTAACCAATACTTGGCCCCTAGAGCTTCTGGTGGTCCTGTGTCTGGCAACACGCCTTACCTTGTTGGTGAAAAAGGTCCAGAGTTGTTTATGCCTTCTGGTTCTGGAACTATCATTCCAAATAGTCAAACAAGTCAAATGGGTAATGTTACAAACGTCACAAACAATTACATCAACGCAATTGACACTAAGTCATTTGAAGACAGACTGCTTGGAAGTTCTACGGCTATTTGGGCGGCAAATAAATACGGTGAGAAAAACCTTGCTACAAATTACGGGAGAACATAATGTCGCTACAGACAATATTTGATATTCAGCAATCCATGACGGTGAATAACCGTAGGACTGTTGGTCAACAAGTAAGCCGTTCAGGTCAAGT